TTTTACTTATGCTAGAAATCGTATGTTAATGGGAGCATTCCGGTATGGAATCGTTGGGACAGACAACAGTACCAGTCACGATCACTTGAGTTCAGTTCCGAAAAGGTATAAGTATTTTAAGGAATCTAATAATGTAGAGATGGCTTTTGATATTTACAATTTATATATGTTACATTGGGTTGATACGGGAAAGTCAGATATATACAGCGTTGATAAAGCAATAGAAATAATGAGATCATATCTTGACCTAACAGTGAATGATGTGGTTTTTCAATCTATTGATGATTCCCCATTTCATTCAGAAATATTATTATGAGAAAAGGATTTGTTTATAAAACCACGTGTTTGATAAATGGTAAGATTTATGTTGGAGCAACACATAATCACTCCCCATATTATTTTGGATCAGGAAAGTTTATAAAAGAAGCATTGTTATTATATGGAAAAGATAATTTTAAAAAAGAAATTTTATTTGAAACATTTGTAGAAAAGCAATTACAATTAGTTGAGAAACATTATATAAAATTTTATGATTCTACTAATATAGAGATCGGGTATAATATAAAATCTGGTGGGGAATTTCCCGGAAGGCTTAATGTTAAAATGAACAAAGATCAAATAAATAAATTGAAAAGTCCATTAATAGGTAGAAAATTTTCAAAAGAGCACCTTGAGAGATTAAGTAAAAGCAGGAAGGGAAAATTTGTTGGTGATAAAAATCCAAATTATGGAAATAAATGGAGTGATGAGCAAAAATTAAGGGCAAGTGAATCAAAGAAAAAGAAAGAGAGAAGAGTAACTGATGAAGTAAGAAAAAAAATGAGTGAATCAAAAATGGGTCACTTTGTGTCAGAAGAAACAAAGAAAAAAATGAGTGAATCAAAAATGGGTAAAAAATTTACTGAGAATCATAAAAGAAATCTAAGTGAAAGCAAGAAAGGAAAAATATTAACTGAAGAGCATAGGAAGAAAATTGGTGATGGCAATCGTGGTAAAAAAATATCTAAAGAGGTTAGAAAAAACATGAGTGATGCTCAAAAGAGAGTGGTAAAAGAATACAATCCAAAAAAATTCATAGTTAATTGTAATAGTGAATTAAAAATAGGATAGAATGAAAGAAGATAATGTTGTGGTTGTAAAGATCGGGAAAGACCGTGAATTGTTGTTAAAGGTTGACCTGTTTAATGATGGAGAGGACATTGATGTTGATGATTTACTCCAGATAGATTATAACAACCTGTTGGCTGATTTAGCAACCTTCTCAGTGATCTTGAATCGTTTTGGCTTGTTATTAGCTGAAATGGAAAATAGACTGAGTGAAAGTATGTTGGATTTAAGGGTATTCAAGGCGAAAATTAGGAAGGATATAAGGAAGGATTTTGAAGCCAATAAAATCAAGGTTACCAATGATCCAGTGGATGACGAAATGAGAAGTCATGCGGGTTATCGGGTACGATATTTGAAGGTGATCAGTCTAACCAAGCAAAGGGATTACATTAGCAACGTGTATTGGGCAGCCAAAGCAAAATCAGACAATCTGAATAAATTATCATTAACTATACAACCGGGGGATATTGATGTTGACACAATTGTTGGAACATTCAATGGAATAAAACTCAGGACATTTCAGACAATAATTAAGTAATCATTAAATCAATTTTTATTATGGCAAAGCAAAGCAGACGTGAAGAGTTGAGGAAACTTCTCACACCAACACCAATAGCGGTGTTGAAGAGTAACGCATCAGAGGAAGACAAAACCCTGAATTATGGGGAACGTTCTGACTATTTGAGCGTGGAAGAGGGAGCAAACAAATTCCGCATTTATCCTAAACATGTGGGTGAGGAAACCTTTTATGTGACTAAAGTGGTTCACTGGGTTACTGTAACCAATGATGAAGGAGAAGCAGGAAGAAGATCAGTGTATAATGGTCGTGTTCATGGAGGTTTGGAGAAAGATATCATTGAGGAATATATCAAAGGATCATCAAAACACCTTACTGAATTAAGTAAGGAAGGCGATGATGAAGCGGCTGATAAAATCAAACTCCTTACTGATTGGAAAAAGGGGTTGACAGCATCAACAACGTGGATTACATATGCTGATAAGATTCTGAAGGAAGGTAAGGAATTTGGGTTTTTTGAAGCCAAAAAATCAGTGCGTGATGGAATGAATAAACTCGCATCCGTTGAGGACATTGATGAACCAATTGTGGTAGAGCCTTATACAGATATTGATGAGGGTATTCCAATCATTGTTACTTACAAACCATCCGCAAAGAAAGCAGCAGATAAGTATTCCGTTGCCCTTTCCAAGAAATCACTAGCGATCAGTGATGCTGAGTTGGATAACTACATGGACAACGTGAAGTCGTTGACTGAAGTGTTCAGGGATTGTTACAACTCCAACAGCTTTGATCTTGCAGTTGAAGGCTTGAAAAACTTCGATGAGGAATATGAAATTGAGTATTTTGATACAGAAGATTTTCAGGAAATTCTTCAAACCATAAAGGAAGCAATAGGTGGTGATGAAAAAGGAGAGTCAAAGAAATCCACTAAGGATAAGAAATCAGGCAAGAAACGGGTTGCTAAGGCAATAGAATCTGAACCGGAAGAGGAAGAAGTTGCTGAGGAAGTCGAAGAAGAGGAAGAAGAAGAGATTGACCTGAGCTCAATGGATCGTTCTGCCCTGAAGGTGTTTATAAGGGAACAGGAACTTGAAGTAAAAGTCATGAAATCTTGGTCTGATGATGATATCCGTGATGCTATTGTTACAGCAATGGGTTCTGAAGATAAAGAGATTGAAGATGAGGAAGAGGATGATGACCCACCACCAACGAAAAAGCCTGTTGCGGCAAAACCCACACCAGCCAAGAAATCGGAATCACTTGCCGATATTAAAGCACGGTTACAAGCCAAGCGTGTGAAGTAGATAAAATCAAGGTTATTTAAAAGGTGCTGGGAACAATTCTGGCACCTTTTATTTTTCTAAAAATTTTCATATGGACAACATAATAGACAAGATTGTAAAGCGTTTTGATAGTGAAGATACTGTAAAATTCAGTGAAAAGTCCATCTATGACAAGGATGGATTTTGGGTATTCACCGGATCACCTGTGATGGAATATAACCTTGGAATATTGGGTTATCCTGCAGGGATTGTGGAGTTGAGTGGTATGTCTAAATCAGGAAAAACCACCCTTGCTCTTGCCGCAATGAGAGCCTTTCAAAAACATAATCCTGAAGGTATTTGTGTTATTTTATCATCAGAGAACAGAGATAATAAGTTGTATGCTGAAGCAATGGGTATAGACACAACGAAGGTTATAATCATCAAGACCCGATTTGTTGAAACCATGTTTTTCAAGTTGCAGGGGTTATTAAAGGAGGTTAATTCACTGTGGTCTGAGGAAAAATTACCAGGGAAGCCGAAGGTGTTTGTGATGTGGGATTCATTAGGGGCAACACTGTCTGTGGCTGAAAAGAAAGCATTTGATAAGAATGCTGCTCTAATGGAATCAGGGGAGGTTGAGGATGATAGTAAGAAGCTGAAAAACGCTCAATTGGGTGCGTTCAGTAAGAATGCTAAAATGGGTGCTAAGATGATCCTTGCCCAATTGTTTGAAATGGATATTTCGTTCATTATATTGAATCACCGATATGATAATATTGGAGTTGTGCCGGGAACCACATCAACCGGAGGACATTGGATTGAATTTTTACCATCATTGAGGCTTGAATTGAAGTTCCATCAGTGGGTAAAGGTCGGAGATGAGGAAGTTGGCCAGATCACAAAAGTAAAGGTGGATAAGAATGATTATGGATCACGCAGACCTACATACATTGAAATTCTTTTAGGGAAAGGATTGGTGTTGACTGAAGAAGATATTGAGTATGCTGTGGAGAAGGGAATATTAAAGAAAGAAGGAAAGACTGGAGTTTCATTCATGGGTGATAAGCTGAAATGGACAACCAAACGCACTTTTTATCAGCATTATCTGGATAACAATAAATTGTTGCCGATTCTTACTAATAAGATATTGAAGGAACGTCACAATGATACAATGTTAGAAAAAGGATTGATATGAAAACACCAATAGCGTTGTTATTAGCTGATATTCATATCCACAAGGATAATTTAGGCGTGGTAAGGCATATATTACAGCAATCATTGGATATAGCGAAGGAAAAAGAGATCAGCATGATAATCATTCTTGGTGATATATTCACTGAAAGGACTGGTCAAAATATGTTCTGTTTGAATACCTTTCTTTGGTATGTAAATCACAAAGCATTCAAGAGTGGAGAATTGGAATTATGTTTGATACCTGGGAATCACGATAAGGTGGATCAGGAGTTGGAAGATAGTTATTTGGATGTATTTAGTGGCAGAAATAACATCACCCTATTCAGGAAAGAAGAGTATATCAGGGATTTTAATGATGGAATGACGTTTTGTTTTTTACCTTATTTTAAGGAGAATGGATCATATAAAAAGCGGTTAAAAAGTCTAAAACTATCCACCGAAGGTCAAAGGAGGGTGTTATTCACCCATATTTCAGTAGATGGGGCAAGAAATAATGATGGAAGTGTTGTGACTAGCGGTGTATCTGCTAAGGATTTTGTTGGATTTGATGGTACATTTATTGGTCATTATCATGATTTCAGTGAGATAAATAAAAAGGTTCGCTACATTGGAGCCACCCATTGCCATAATTATGGAGAAGACAACAAGAAAGGATTCACTGTATTGTATGACGATGGATCGTTTGAAATGATACGTTCTGAATTTCCTAAATTCATCAAAAGGAAGTTCGATTTGTCGGAAGTATCAATGGAAGAGATTGAGAAACTGAGAAAGAAATATGAAGGTTCAATTCATAATATCCGGTTTATATTCGTTGGTTCAGATGATCAGCTGGCAATGGTGGATAGAACAAAGTTTGAAGATTCAGGGATTGATGTAAAAACAGAGTCAAGAAGGATATTAAAGAACGTAGAGGTTGCAGAAGAAACAACAATAATCAAGTTTGATCCAAGCCAGATCAGGAAACTATTTATACAATATTGTGCTAAAAATCGTGATAAAATCACACCAGAGAGAAGAGAGATGGGAAAGAAATTCATTAATTCAATCGTGTAGTTATGTGGATACCTGTAGAAATAGAGTTAAAGCGGTTCATATCACATGAGGATACATTCTATTCATTCATTCCGCATCAAACGGGGTTAATATATGGAGTAAATCATGATGAAGAGGGTGCTGATAGTAATGGTTCAGGAAAGTCCACAATATTACGTGCAATTCAAGTGTCGTTGGTTGGGATGACTGATAGGGATTTGGGTGCGGATGAATTGATAATGAATGGTTGTAAGGATTGTGAATTGAGGTTTTTGTTGAAGAATTTAACAACTAAAGGAACGTTGGAGATAAAACGTCATTATTTTCGGGGTTCCAAGCCGCAACAAATAACAATCATTGAGAACGGAGAAGTAAATAACAACTTAACGGGTGCTCCAGAATCTGAGAAGAGAATCATAGAATTGATTGGAATATCAAAGGAAGATTTGTTGAATTATTATCTTATTGACCAAGACAACAGTCACTCAATATTCAAGGCAACCGATACACAACAAAAAGCAATTATTTCCCGGTTCACAAATCTCAATTTGGTGGATCAGGCTGTAGATACTATGGAGGTTGAGTCATCTGATTTATCAGTTAAGATTGAAGGATTAAAGGTAAAGATCAAGACCCAAGAAGATCAAATGACCTTTCTTCAGGAGCAGATAGATTATCATACAGATAATTGGGAAGAGATAAAAAGCAATAAATTGTTGGGGATTGAGGAAAAGGTAAGTGAATTGGAGCGTAAAGTTCAACAAAAGTCTGATAAGATTGCTGAAATACGTTTGGAGTTGGAAGAGGTTGAAAAAGAAATCAATGAATTGTCTGGGGAAAAGAAAGATGTTGGAAGATTAAAAGATAAACACAAGACATTCAAGGAGAAATATAAATCCATTCAGGACAAAATATCTGATTTAGAAGATGATAAGGTTGAAAAGAATAAGTTGTTAAAAAGTAAGGTGGAGTGTCCGAAGTGTGGTCATAAGTGGTTGTTGGCTGATGGGGAGATTGATTATGATAAGGCGAAAAAGGAGTTGAATTCAATAATTTTATCCATAGAATCTTCTGAGAAATCCCGGTTGTTGATGAATACCACCCTAAAAAAGATCAAGGTTGATGCGGATGAAGCTCAGGAAACCGATGATGAAATAATCAGACTTCAGAGTAAGTTGGACAATAGCGGTGAATTAATCTCTTCTCAGGAATCATTGATGAGTCAATATAAAAAACAGGCGAAGGAACTATCAACTGAAATATCAGATATAAACAAGCAGAAGGAATCACCTGAAATAAACAGGTTAAAAGATGAACAAGAAGTTTCATTTATTGAATATGAAAAGCTATCTGGGGAACTATTTGAATTGGAAGAGGAAATGAAGGAATATGATTTTTGGAGAGTTCATTTTGGATTAGCAGGATTCAAGACTTTTTTAGTGAATAAAGTTCTGGATAATATCGAAGGGAATGTAAATTATTTCCTGAAGAAATTCAAGGTTGATTTGTTGGTGATGATCGAAGGGTACAAAAAGCTAAAATCAGGTAAAATATCTGATAAAATTGACATTCTAGTGTCAAAGAATGGGCAGGATTGGAGTAAGTTTAAGAAGTTTTCAGGAGGTCAAAAGGAACGAATTAATGTCTGTGGAATATTGACATTACAGAAATTAATTAATTCAACATCGGAATCAGGTGGGTTGGATTTTCTTGGTTTGGATGAGTATATGGAGAATTTAGACCGGATTGGACAATCAGAGGTGCTGGATTTATTAAAATCATCTAAGACAACAACGCTTGTGGTAAGTCACATGAATAATGATATAAGTTGGGACAATCAGGTGTGCGTTGATTATCGGAATGGAATATCTAAATTGAGAAATTAATGAAATATCGTTTTGTGATTGCTATTGATCCTGGTAAAAGTGGTGGAATTTGTGTATTTAATTCTAATACTGGCGTGAAATCTGTCAACATGCCGATCACTCCAACCGATCTACATCAGTTTTTAAAGAGATATTCAGTGGATTCATATTGTTATTTAGAGAAGGTTCACGGAATGCCGGGAATGTCAGGAGGTGGAATGTTTACTTTTGGCCAGGGATATGGATGGTTGGAAATGGCATTGATAGCATTGAAAATACCTACTGAATCAGTCACTCCACAGAAATGGCAAAAGACACATGAGATGGGTACGAAAGGGAAGTTGACCACAACACAGTGGAAGAATAAATTGAAGGCGAAGGCACAGCAGTTATTTCCAGATCAGAAGGTATTTTTGTGGAATGCTGATGCCTTATTGATATTACATTATGGCTTGGACAAACTAAAACAAAAATAGATATGAGTAATTACACATACAACTATTGTTGCACTAACACAGACAGTTGTGATATAGCCTTTCAAACAGTACAAATAACCAAACCAGAAGAGGAAGCTGATAAAGTTGAGAAGTGTAGTGAATGTAAAAAACCTCTGAAGCGTTTGGGAGTTGTGATGAGTGGTGGTTATTTAAAAGTTGCCTCAATGAATCCTGAAGGAAAAAGGGAGGTATTAAAGAAACGAAGTCACGAACATTTCAAGAAGGAAATAAAGGAACGACAACACGAAATCATAAAGAAATCAACCGGGAAATAACTTGTAAAACTTAATGTTGTATGAAATATTCCTATGATGCTCTTTTGAAGGATAAATTGCCCCACGATCATAAAAAGATATTACAACACATATTAGTTTGTAGATATTGTAAAAACACTGAAGAGGTTAATAAACATCGTTTGCTCCTTCTCAGGCGGTTAAGTTTCATCGTGACTAAGCAAGTGGAAAATTTTTACTTTTTAGCTAGGAATTACCGGAAAGAAGTATTTCATACAAAGGATGAATTGGTGTCGGAGTGTTTTTTGATTTTGAATAAGTGCACCAATAAATTTGACTGGCAAAAGAATAAAACAAATTTTTATTTCTATTACAATAAATCCCTGTCCAGGGAGATGTATAGAATGTTTGAACGAATGTATTTGAAGCAAGATGGGTTTGTTAGGTTTGAAGCGAAACATGAAAATTTACTGAAGGATTTTCAGGATAATAATGGATTCATTGAATTCTATATTGATAAAGTGAATTTGACTGATGTTGAGAAGCGTATTTTAGAATCAAGAATGGTGATGCAGAAATCACGTGATTTTTTGAAACAAAATAAAGATATTCCTGATTCAGTGTTTTATGAAGCATTGCAATCTATTAAGTTAAAATTTAATTTTTTGAAAGATGGAAGTGATAATAAAGATTCTGAATGATTTAGGGTATAGCATTCTATACATTCCTGAGTTGAAAAAGATGTTCATAATAAATTCATTCACCATTCCAGAGAAGGTTCCAAGTCTTGGTGATATTGGATTTTGCACAATAGTGGGAATTGAAATGACTTCTGCTGTTGAGGGGTTATCACCCAATGAATCCAGAATATCATTGAAGGCAAAATTGGAAAATTTTATACCTAATGCACCATTAATGAGAATGAAGTTTCACCGGGATTATAAATGGATCGAATATGTACAAAGCTAAGATAGAATTGTTGTATAATATTGACAAGAATCTGTTGATCAGACAAGTGAAACAATACGTAGTCAACAATTATACAGAACATCAAAGTCATTTAACAAAACGAATGATGGTTGAAATGATTGAATTTCTGGATGGGTTTGTTCGTTGTCTTCAGGTAATGGGGGAAGAGCCAATGAGAGATCAAGAAGTGCAGCAATTAATCTTTGACGAATCTATTTTATACATCAAGAGAAAATTAAATCTTGAATCTTAATTATTTTTTAATTATTCAAAGTTAATATCTTTGCCCGCTAGGGCAGAATATAAAGTACCTTAATATTCAGTAATATGTATAGTATAACAGAGTTATTCAATAAGGAAATCAGACCTTTAATGAATAAAGGTGAATGGTACACTGCAGAGAAATTGAAGTTCAGGGTAAAACCACTGAATGAGCAAGGAAAGACAATTGCTGAAATATTGTCGTATGTGTTTAATCATTCAGATGAACTAATCAGGAACGATGCTGATAAAATCTCATTCAGCATTCCAAGAGGACAATGTACCTGGGCATATAAGCTGAATGTTCCAACGGCAAAGGTTGAAGAATCACCAAAAACTCCTGATTTAATTCAGGGAAATCTTGATTTTGGGAGTGATAACGTCATAATTCACGATTCAGGTGAATAAGAAATACACAATATATACAGATGGTAGCTCAAATAACCATATCCCGGCTGAGCAAAGGGATGGGGGTTGGGCTTTTTTGGTTCTGAATAAAAACGATGAATTTTTATATCGTACTTCAGGATATGCTGAATCAGCTACTTCCCAAAGAATGGAAATGACTGCTGTTATTGAGGCTTTGGGGTGGTTCGTGAAGAACATCTATGATCAATACCGATCAGAATTGTTCACAGTTACCATAATGACTGATTCTATGTATATTGTTCAGTGTTTTAAAGATCGTTGGTATAAACGGTGGATAGATATTGACTACGTAGGAGTTAAAAATGTTGATTTGTGGAAGGAATTGCTAAATTTTAATACTCAATTCAGTAGAATGAGTGTACGGTATATCCACGTCAGGGGGCATTCTGGTCATCAATGGAATGAGGAAGTTGATAGATTGTCTGGGGAGACACGGATCAGTAAAAAGGGAATTGTAAAACAAAATTGTTTTGGTTATGAATAGATCAAGAATCAAAACAGAAGAATTAAAGCCACGCAAGGTATCTGTTGACGGGAATCCTACAAAAAAATTTAAACCAGAACCTCACCGTAAATTTCGCATAGATTTCAGTGTGGGGGCAATTATATGCAATGTTTGTTTTGGTTATGGGGAATTGAGTGATAAACGATTTACCACCGTTACAAACAAGCAAATCAATGATTTCAAGATATTACACGAAGGGTGTGAATTCTAATGGAAAAACGCTATCTCAATAAGGAACGGGAATTAATGGGGAAGTTCATAACCCAGATGAATGATCTGTACTTATTGCGTAGATATGCTGATGTGTATAATTTCTATGGATATTTCAATGTCCGCACTCTGGGGTGGCACCTGTATTGTTCTGATTGGGCTTTGATGACGGATAAGAAAGTATTGATCAGGGTTAATCTATTTTTAAAGCATTTCCCGGTTGAATGTAGTCTAACTTTAATTCACTCGGTTACTGTGAAAATATTGAGAGAGCGTGAAAATAAAAATAATTTTTTTAACTAATAATCTAATACAGTGATGGATATAGAAAAACGAATTTTGTCGGACATTACAATACACAATAAATATGCACGTTTCATCCCTGAATTGAACCGGAGGGAAACGTGGGAGGAAATAGTTCAGCGAAATAGGGATATGCATAAAAAGACCTATCCAAAAGTGAACGGTATTGTTGATGATTTGTATAGGGATTTTGTGTTGCCTAAAAAGGTGTTACCGTCAATGCGTTCAATGCAGTTCGGGGGGAAGGCAATAGAGGTAACACCCAACCGAATGTACAATTGTGCCTATACTCCAATGGATTCGTTGTATTCGTTTAGTGAAATAATGTTTTTATTGTTGGGAGGTACTGGGGTTGGGTTATCAGTTCAGAAACACCACGTGAGGGAACTTCCTATCATACGGAAACCTTCGGAGGACAGGAAAAGAAGGTACTTGATCAGTGATAATATTGAGGGGTGGGCTGATTCGATAAAGGTATTGATGAAGACATATTTTGGGTTGACAACATCCAATCCGGTGTTTGATTTTAGTGATATAAGACCTAAAGGAAGTAGGTTGGTAACATCAGGAGGAAAAGCACCGGGGGCACAACCTTTGAAGGAGTGTTTAATAAAGATTCAGGGGGTTTTAGATAACAAGAAAGATGGTGAGAAACTCACAACAATCGAAGTGTATGATATTGTTTGTCATATTGCGGATGCTGTATTGGCTGGGGGAATACGCAGAGCAGCACTGATTACGTTATTTTCAGCCGATGACGAATTGATGATGTCTGCTAAGACTGGGGATTGGATGGAATCGGAGCCACAACGTGGCAGAAGTAACAACAGTGTAGTATTATTGCGACACAAGATAACCAGAGAATTTTTTGATTATATATGGGAACGCATTCAGGTGTCGGGAATGGGGGAGCCGGGAACATTCCTGAGTAACGATAAGGACTGTTGTGTTAATCCGTGTGGGGAAATTTCACTAAGAGCGCACCAATTCTGCAATCTTACTGAAATTAATGCTTCCAATGTAGTGGATCAAGCTGATTTTGAGAGTAGAGTTGTAGCTGCCACCATTCTAGGCACTCTTCAGGCTGGATATACTGATTTTCATTACATCCGTGAAGATTGGAAAAGGCAAACTGAAAGGGATGGATTATTGGGGGTGTCTATGACTGGAATTGCTTCCAATAGAGTGAGAGGGTTGGATATTAAAAAGGCTGTAAAACTGGCGATAAGAGCAAATCAGGAGTGGGCAGGAATTATCGGTATTAATCCGGCAGCACGAATTACTTCCGTAAAGCCATCCGGTACAACATCGCTGGTATTAGGAACATCCAGTGGAATACATGCGTGGCATGATCATTATTATTTACGCAGGATGAGGATTATGAAGAATGATCCATTGTATTTTTATTTCTTAGAATATCACAAGGAGATGCTGGAGGATGATTACTTCAGACCTCACGACACAGCAATTATAGTAGTTCCACAAAGTGCTCCGATGGGGGCAACCCTGCGTAATGAGCATCCGTTGAACCTGTTGGAAAGGATTAAGTTTTATGCTGAAAATTGGATTCAGCCAGGGTTCATATCAGGAGCCAACGGACATAACATATCAGCCACGATATATGTGAAAGAAGATCAATGGAAGGAAGTGGGTGATTGGATGTGGAAGAATAGAGATTGTTATAATGGTTTGACTGTGTTGCCCTATGATGGTGGAGAATACAAGCAACCACCGTTTGAGGAATGTACCAAGGAAGAATATAATAAAAGGTTGGTATTTTTGAAGGATGTGGATTTAAGGAGAGTAGAGGAGGAAGAAGATAATACAGACCTGAAGGGTGAACTGGCGTGTGGCGGAAATGGGTGTGAAGTGGATACGATGGGAAGACAATATGATGATGAGCCAAAGATTGAAGGATATGTAAATCAGGACTGATGAAAGAACCAATTCTACATACAGACATATTCCAATATTACTTCCAATTTATTCAGGAACGGATGAACATATTTTGGAATAGGTATGAAGGTAAAGATCAGCCGTGGACTAAGGATAAGACGTTTCAGGATTTTAAGTTCACAAACGTTTACAGGTGCTTGGATCGGGTAAGTCAGTATTTAATTAAGGAAGTGATTTATGTCGATCAAGGTAAGGGATTAAAAGAAGAAGATCATTTGATACGGATCATCCTATTTAAGATATTCAACAAAATAGACACGTGGGAGGCAATCGAAAAGGCAGTGGGAGGAAGATTAACACTTCAAACCTTCGATAAAGAGAAAATCAATAGAGCCTTAAAAGACAAGATCAGTCAGGGAACCATATTCAGCAATGCCTATATGATGACGGGTGCTTTATATGGTGGAAAAAACAATGATACCTTCAATTCCAAGCATGAAAGGTATATTCATATGCTGGATAAGGAGTTCATAAAAGGTGGGGTGATGGGTAGTGTACTGAAGTGTAAAACAATGGAGGAAATGTACAAGAAACTCTTGGGTTTAACATATGTTGCGGAGTTCTTGGCATATCAGTATTCGATTGACCTGAATTATTCACCTGTTTTTAATTTCTCTGAGGATAGCTTTGTGAAGGCTGGAGTGGGTGCTGTAAGAGGAATAGCAAAAGTGTGTGATTTGAATGGAATGACGGAAGAAGATTTTATAAAGTGGACTGCTCATCATTATTATGGATTGATAGATATGTATGAT